AGACCTCGCTCCCCATGGCGAAGTACGTCTCGTTCCGACGTGTCGACGCCGTCCCGGAGGACAGCGTGGTAGCATCGTCCTCGGTGCAGTAGGATCCGTAGTTGGACCCATACTTGTCCCGGACCCGGTAGTAGTACTTCGTTTCCGGAGAACAGGTGGCGTCGGTGTAGGTGTCCGTGCCGGCGTTGGTGTACCCGATCTCGGCGTACGACCCACCCTCGATCTTTCTTTCGATCCGGTGGGTGTCAACCGTTTCGGAGTTGTTGGTCCACGTCAGTTTGATCTGGGTATCCGACAGAACCTCGAGCGTGAGGTCCGTGGGGGCCTGAATGTACTCGTCGGTCGTGGCCGAGTCGGCCGTTGTGAAGGCCGAGTTCCCAGACAGATTGACGGCCCGGACCTTGTAGTAGTACAGGGTGTCGGCGTCGAGCCCGGTCACCGTGTAGGTCACGGCGGCGGCCGCAGTCGTGTGGACCAGGGCGTACGTGACGTCGTCCTCAGACTGCCAGATCTCGAACCCGGTCTCCTCCGTGTCTCCTGGGGTCCAGTCGACCTTGATGCTGTCGTGGTCGACCTTGGTGACGGCGTCGAGCGTTGGGGCGGCCGGTGGAACACCCGCCGTCAGAGACGCTTCCTCCGTGAAGGACGAGTAGTAGGACGCCGTCTTCGCCCGGATCTTGTAGGTGTACTCGACCCCAGGGGTTCTCCCGGTGTCGTCCCACGTCTCGGCGTCTGCGGCTGTCGTATGGGCCAGGACGTCGTCCCGGTAGATCTCCACCCCGGTCTCGAAAGAGGAATTGTCGGTCCACGTCAGCCTGATGGTCGTGTTGGCCGGGGCCGTAAGGACCAGGTCCGTCGGTGGGTAGATGTCGGTGATGGCCGTATCTGGCGATGTGACCACGCCAATCAACGAAGACAGGGTCTCGTAAGCGGCAACCTTGAAGTCGTACGAGACGCCCTCGTCCAGCCCCTCGACCCTGGCACCCGTGTCAAACGTAACGTCGGTGTAGGACCACGAACTGTCGGCCGTCTTCTTGTAGTAGATCCTGATCTTGGTGTACGTGCCGTCGTTGGTCCACTCTAGGTCGACGCTCGGCTCATCGTCCACCTTGGTGGCCGTGAGGTCCGTGATGGTCCCAGGGTAGGACCAGGCATCTTCTGGGTCGGTTGGAGCGTACGGGTTCCCGAACTCGTCGTTACCTGGAGGGTAGACCCGGTACTGGTAGTGGACGTTCGCATCGCACGACGTGTCCTGGTAGGATTCATCGCCGCCACCGACCGTGTCGATGGTCTGGTAAAATGGGTCACCATAGACCCGCCTCTGGATCTGGATCCCGTTGGTGTACCAGTCGTTGTCGTTCCAGGTCAGGTTGATCTGGGACTTCGAGACAGGGCTCAGGCTCAGGTTGGATGGGCTAAGAGGAGACGATGGCATTTCCCTATCCTACACGGCGAACATGCCGTACCCCGTGATGACCTTGGCGAACGTGTACACCGACCAGGACTTCTCCTTGTAGTTGTAGACGAACGTCCATTGGTGGTCGTCCGTGTCTGTGACGGTCCAGGCCACCTGATTGAACCTCAGGTTGGCCATCCCAAAGACCTTCTTCAACTCTGTGTCAGAGCAGATCTCGAAGAACTTCTTGCGAACGGAGGCTCCGATCTCTTCGGCCACGTCCCCGTTCATCCGGTAGAAGTCGTCGAGCCCCATGAAGTAGTTGGTCCCCTCGGCGTGGAGCAGGGCGTCCGGGGCGTACAGTCCCTTGCCACGCCTGTCCTGCGGGAACGAGAACGGGGCTGTGGAGTTCCCCGTCTTGCGGCTGATGTGGTACATGGTATTCTTGTAGACCATGAGCATGCCGCCCACGACGCCGAGACCCGTGATCGGCTCCTGGGTGTCCAGGAAGTTCTTGTATCCAGCCGTGGTGTCTGTCCAGTCGGACGGGTCACCGATTTTGCTCCACTTGAGCATCCACGGGTTTCGATTGCCGCTCACGACGATGTCGGCAATCAGGAGCCGGTCGTCGTAGGCGATCATGTGCCTGGCCTGTTTGGCGTAGGTCCCATTGAGTTCGGAGGCCAGGCCGGTCCCGGACCAGACCATGACGTTGATCAGGCCGTGGCTGAAACAGAAAGTACCGTTCACGACGGCCCAGCACCACCTCTCGCCTGTCGGAGGAGCCGTCAGCAGGAGTCGTGTCGTGTACGTCTTGGTGAGGCCTGTCCCCGTCGTCCCGCCGTATGCGGCGGTCAGGTAGAGTTCCGTGTCGCTGTGGACCTCGGACACCGTGGCCCATGGATTCCCGGCACCGTTCGGGCCCTCGGCCTGGGCGTCCCAGTCGTCATCCAGGATAAACTTGTCGCCCGGCTCGATGCCAGACGTCAGGAGACTGCCGCCAGAGATCGTGACCCGGTAGATCGGGCCGGCGATGGACTCGACAGCCGTGACGGTGCCGGTTGTGAACTGAGGCGTCAGGTAACTGTAGGTGTCGCCATCGGCAGTTTCTCGCTTGCAGAGGTCCCGCTGGGTGAGGAAGAGGACCGTGTTGGTCCCGGAGTTGTTGCGGTAGATCGGGATCTGCTGGACCGACTCATCGGTGTCAAGCACACAGTCGACGACGTGGTCCCACCGTCGGACGATCCGCTCGGCCGAGACATCCACGTTCTGGCTAGGCCATTGCATAGCCTGGTCGGGGGCATTAAGAGGGGCATGGTTCAACTCCAGCAGATGCCCCATGGGCTTGATGGCGAAGAGGCGGCTCATCAGCGTCCTCGGTTGGCCCGGAGATAGGCGTAGTCGGGCCTGATGTTCTCGTTTCGATCTTTTTCCTCCTCGCCGTAGATGCCGGCGATACCAGCGATGTAGTCGATGTACTCAGCCTTGGCCGCTTCAGCCCGGACCTTGTCACCGACCCAGTTGGCGAGTTTGTGGGCCGCCAGGAGCATGATGGCCTGGTCCCACTCCGATCCGATCAGGGTGGACTGGCCCGACTCCATGTTGGGCGGGTTGAGCCTGAACCAGGCCTCGTACGTGTAGGCGGCGTCCGGGGTCGGGTAGAGGTAGATGTAGTTGCCGATGTGGGTCCACTCACGTGGGACGGCACGGGAGGCGGTCAGTTTCCTGTCCGTGTAGGACTTGTACCGCTCGGGTGGACACCAGTCTAGGTCACGTTCGTACCCAGAATAGGTACAGATGACGTCATGGATCAAGAGGGAATTCGCCGGGACAGAGAGGTAGGGTGTGCCGGCTGTGGCCGTGAGGTCGGTGGCGGTCACCGACTCGAGTTGAGGGAACCAGACCCGCTTGTCCGTCTCCGGGAGTCTCCGGGACGTGCAGATCTGGCGGTACGCCTGGTTGACGACTATGCCGTAGTAGTCAACCGAACTGACCGACTGGAGTTCGGTCCTGTTCCCCATACGGAGAAGGACGAACGCCTTGAACTGGTCGAACGTGACAGCACCCATAGCCTACTCCTTGAGGAAGGCTACGGACGCCAGTACCTCCTCAGTCCTGATGATGCGGAGCAAGTCCTCATCCCAGAGTTGGCCGAAAACGATCTTGTCGATGAGATGAAGTCTCGTCCCGCAATGCCAGGAGACGACGATCTTGTCGCCGGGCTGGAAGCGTGTGGACGCCTCCTCACCGACGGCACGAACCGAGGCAAGCCTGGTCCTTTCGGAATGGACCTCAGGAAGGTACCAGATCAGTTCACGACCTGTTTCCGGATCCTTGATCTTGTACTCGGTGACCAAGGGATCAAGCGTGATGAGCATACGGTCGCCGTATACCTTCATTTCGATGGGGGTCTTCGGGACCCACGATGGGACGGTGGCGTTAGAAACCATCTTCACGATCTCCTTCGGTGATGTCCACCTTGGTCTCGTCGAGTTGCCGCTTCGGGACCATCTGGTGGTAGTGCGACAGGCAATATCGTTTTCCCTTGTAAAGCACGGTCTCCCGCTCCGGGTAGATCCTCCCCTGGCGAGACAGGATACCGTTGTGGTCGGCCTCGGCCGTCATCATGTCGACACCGCCGGTAGAGCCGTTAATCTGCTCCTCGGCGTAGAAACACTCCCATTGGCGAAGGTTGAACCCGGTCACGTCGACCAGGAGGACCTCGCCGGTAGCGTCTCCATCTGCGTACGACCCGGACTCCAAATGAACCCGGTTGACAACGCCCGTGGCCCCGGAATCAGCACCAGTCAGAGTCTCCCCCAGCGTCGGCTCGACGCTCCCGGACGTGAACCGGAGCCTGGCATAGAGGTAGCCAGGCCCACAGATGTCACAGGAGACCCACTTGTCTCCCCGGTTTTCGGAGAACTCGTTCGACATGGTACTCAGTCGATGTAGAGAAGAAGAGTGGCACCGCTCGTGATCACGGACAGGGCCAGGTTCTCGAACTCCAGGGGAGTGTCGAAGTACCGACCGACGCTCTGCTTGTCTGTCCCAGGGGACAGGATCTTGTAGAACGTGGTGCCGACGAACGCCTGGACCTCGTACAGTTTGGAGGCCTCGTCCGTGAGCGGCCACTTGGCGTCGGAGCAGATGACCTGGTCGTTGTCGCCGGCGGTCGTGATCAGGTGGAGGCCAAGGTTGTCAGCGTCACCGCTCGACTTCCTGATATTGAGCAGGGAGAACTGAGGGAAGGCCGAGGAGGTGATGATGTTCTCCGATGCGTAGGCGTCATCCTTGAGCGTACTGTTGCTCGTGATGGTGCCCGTAAACTGGAGGTTCGAGTTGGTGATGGGCGTGACGGTCTTGTACTGGAGCAGGGTAATGGTGTCCCCGGCGTTGGCCGGGATCAGTTCCATGGCCCTGACATAGCCCTTGCCCCGCCAGACCAGGCCGACGGTATCGAGAATGATCGGATGGCGTCTCGAGAGGTCATTCGCCATAGTAGTCTCCTATGTTGTGTGGAAGATGGGCGTCCAGCCGTTGCCACGGAAGATCGTGGCGATGGGAGCCGACCACACCTTCTCCATCTTGCCCTTGCACTTGGGGCACTCGTACTCTTGGACGTCGACTGGGACGTCCTCGATCCTGTGCCCACACACGGGGCACTTCCAATCACGCACCGCTCGGCTCAACCCAGTCCTCCGCACGTCTCTCGCCTACGACCATGTGGCCAAACCGGAGTTTGGTGTCGACGTAGCAGTCGATCCCGGCCTTCTTGAGGCCGACAAAGAACATGACGTCGTCACCCGGCGGCCGCCTAAGGTAGTCGTCGTAGTGCATCATGAACCGAGGAAACGGGACCTGGTCCAGGACCGACCGGTGGATCATCACTCCCCCGAGGCCTGTGCCGTCGACCTTCACGAGGCCGGCGTTGACGTCGAAGTTGCGGATCCGCTTGTACCGGGGCGGGTCGATGGACGAAAACTCGAACGCCAGCGGCCACCCGTACTGCCGACTGGCGGTTAGACCCGTGACGCACTTGTGGCCGGCGTCGATGTGGCCGGTCAGGACGTCGAGTGTCTCGAGAGGATAGGTCTGATCAGCATCCAACTGGAGAATGTAGTCGTACTTCTTCTTGGTCTCAGCGATCTCGAGGAGTTTGTCACGAGTCGAATCCATGAAAGTGCTGGAGCCGTCCACCACCCCGAGGTCGTACTTGTCCTTCAAGAACAGGGCCCATTGCATGACGGACCACATGAAGTTCTTGTGGACGTACTCCCAGGAGAGGGGGATCAGGATGAGAACCTTCTTCACGGCGTCTCCTTACAGAAAAAATCGGAAGGGAGGCCCCCGAGGGGGCCCCCCATCCTAGCCAATTCAGGCTGTTGGGCCGGTAGGCCCGGTCGGGCCTGTAGGTCCGGTAGAACCTGTCTGACCCGTGGCTCCCGTAGGCCCTGTCGGACCTGTGGGGCCTGTAGGACCCGTGGGCCCGGTAGGGCCGGTGGGCCCGGTTGGACCGGTAGTCCCGACCGTCGACGCAATGGCCGTGCCAGCGGTCGTGCCGAATGGCGGGTTGCCATCCGAGTACCGGAGGACAGGCGGCGTAGCGTCGGACAGGAAGAGGTACCGACCCTGGCCGGCTGGAATCACGAGAACGGAGTTACCCATGGTGGGCCTCCTTTACGCCTGACCCACAACGATGAGCCGGGGATCCGTGAATCCGTAGACGAAGTAGCAATGAGAAGTGACCTCGGTGTCCCTGGAGCGATCAGGGGCGTCCTTCATCTCGAGGTCAGGCTCGACCGCCGTGTAGACCCGAGGGCCGTACAGGGGGTCTTCCTTGGAGCCGAGGACGAACCACGCCGTGCTGGAAGAGAGCCGGTGCAGGATGTTGGTCTTGAGGCCGAACTCGGGGAACACGTTCTTCGTGTTGCTCATCTGGAAAGCGACGTTCTCGCTCTTGAGCAACTGAGCGGCCGTGAACCGGAGGGACTTGTTGATGACCAACTGCTCGGGCTTCCGGATCATGATGTTGCCCTTGTCATCATAGATGGCGTCGAAGTAGAGGAGGGCCGATTCGAGAGCGGCGTTGGAGAGGGCGAGATTCAGGTAGTTATCGTACGTGGTGCCGGCGTCGGTGAGCGTGGTGTGAGAGTTGCTGGCGAGAGCCAAGCCGTCAAAGCCAGCGGCATAGGTCGTGGCTGTGCTGTTGTTCCACAGTTTCATGACCTCGATGTCCTGACCCTCGAGCATGGTCTTCTTCAGCGAGTCGGTCAACATCTTCATGATGTTGATCTTGTTGAACCGCTTCATCCGGTCGGTGATACGGAAGCCGTTCCCGTACCGAACGAGCGTGAAGTCCTTGGTGGAGCCGAAAGCGGGTTCCTCGATGAGGATGCCCTGGCCTTCGACGATCTTCCGCATGGGGCCCAGCCCAGCGATCCGCATGACCCGCTCGTAGTCGTCGGAAGTCTTGAGGTCTTTGAAGACCGACTTCCACTCGACCAGAGCCTGGCCAGAGGTGCTGTCGAAACGCTCCTTGACGAGGGTCTTGAAGACGTCACGATTGGTGGACTTATCCCAAGCGGTGGAAACGATGCCAACGGAACCATAGGCGGCCATAGTGGTGTCTCCTTACAGGTTCCAAGCGGCACAAACGGCCGGTTTGAACCGAACGATGAGTTTGCCGCCAGCGTTAGTGTGAGGGCCGTCCTGAGGATCGAGTTGCTTGACGACGACCGTTGTGGTCGTTGTGTCGCCAAGATCGACCGAGCAGTTACCCGCAGAAATGTTCAGACCGTACGACAGACCTTCCATGGCCTGGGTCGTGGTCGTGTCGGCCTGGACCGTCCAGAGTTGATCCGGATGGATGATGTGAACAGGGATCATGGTCCCCGCTGTACCCGAGGCGTCCTTCTCAGCGATCCCCAGAATGGACTGGTCGTCGCTGGCGATGATCAACTGACCCGCAGAAAGTTCGACAGGATCACCGACTTTGAAGGACTGTGTAGAACCCTCAGGGTACTCCATCTTGTCCACCGGGCCTTCGAGATAGCGAAAACCGAAAGTAGCCAAGTTGTACTCCGTAGTTCTAGTGGACGGTCGCTGTGGCCAAGGCTAAGTCAGATGCCTACCTTGCGGTAGATGTCGTCGTCCATCTCGACGGAAGCCCCCTCGGAGGCCGCAATTTGCTTGAACGTGTCACGGTTCTTCTTGGCCTCGAGGTCGTAGCGGTCACGATCAGCCTTCCGTTTGGCCATCCACACCTCGAATGGCACCTGCATCAGGATCGAATCCTTCCAGATGTACACCCCCTCGGGCTTCGGGGAAAGCGGCTCGGGCCAGTAGAGCCCGTCGGCCACGTTCACGGCCTCAGCCTGGAGGTCGTACTGCCAGGTTTTCATCTCGATGAAGTCCGATTCCTTGGCGTACCGTACCCACGAAAGGACGTGGCGGGGCCTGGTGACCGGGTCATCGTAATCCTTGTTCTGCAGATAGTGCTTCTCCGAGAAGTAGTATCGGCCTTCGGTCGGCTTGGACTTGGTCTTGTCGAACTTCGACTTCTTGAGGTCGACCAGTTTGAAGTCTTTTAGAGAGTTCATTAGTACTCTGCTCCTTCAGAACGGTTTTTCTCAAGTGCCTTGGTGAATTTCGATTCGTCCTGTCCCCACAGTTGGACCATCTCACGCTGTTCAGGCGTGAGGGTGGTCTGGGCACCGGTGGCGGTGCGTTGGCCAGGCACTTGCTGGAATCCGGGGGCCACGGGCGTCGGGCCGCCTGTACGAAGGTATCTGCCGAAGTCCTCTTCGCCACGCTCCATCCGGATCAACTTGGCCGCCAACTGCCACGTTTTCTGGTCGAGCAGTTGTTCGGTCGAGATCAGTTTTTCACGGTAGGCCTGAACCACGCTGTCCTGAACGGCCTGTTCGATGCCTTCATACAGAGCGGGAGTGGCCTCGAGAGCGGCTTTGCGTCCCACGACAAAATTACGCTTCGCCTGTTCGGCGGTGTAGACGGCCCTGTTCTGGGCCTCCACGGCTTGCTGGTACTGGTAAAACGCCATCTGGATCTTGGCTGTCGCCGCCACAGGATCGTTGACGTACTCCTGCTCGGTGACGACCTGCTTCGGATCAAACGGCATCGTACCCGGCCGAGCCCCAGGCTGGGGTGTGGGCCCCGGCCCGTACGGACTCGGATACGGCGGCTGGTAAGCCGGTACCGGTTGAGGAGGTGCCTGGAAGGGCACTCCTGCCTGGCCAGATTGCTCACTCAAGGCCTTGAAGTACTCGGCGTCGTGCTTCGCCTGAGCGGCCTGACGGCTCTGCTCAGAGATGAACTGGTCCTTTTCGTCAAGTAGCCTTGCGAGTTCCTCAGCACTCTTTCCACCGTACTTCGGGTGCTGAGGTGTCGGCGTTGCCTGTTGGGTGCCAGGGGCCGGTTCCGTTCCGGGCTGAGGCTCCGTAGCCCCAGGTGCGGGTTCGGTTCCCGGTTGTGCCAGGCCACCCTGATCAGGTGTGTCTGCCATAGTGTGAAACTCCTTTATGAACGCTTGGTCGACGGGGCGTCAAGAATGACGTCCGGGAGACCCAAGACGCTACGAAATGCCTCGAACTTGCCCGTGCTAAGGGCTGTCCGGAAGGCCACGCCCTCCGGTGAATCGAGCGGCCCGTGGACGGGCTCACGCTCGGCCTGGTCCATCTTTTTCTTGATCTCCTCCATGAAGGCCACCCAGAAGGTGTTGTCCAGGAGGCGGTCGTAGTCAGACCTGAGCCGGGACCTGTCCCATTGATCCATTCATTGCTCCTTCCGGAGCCGGCTGTGGCTGGGGAGGTCCCCCAGGCCCTGGCGGCCCCGTCTGTCCTGTCGCCTGAGGCTGAGGTGGCATCAGGTCGATGGACCTCTGAATATCCGCTTCGACGTTCAGAATCCGGTTCATGTCGGGGACGATGGTCTCGGGAGACCGCTCGTCGAAGTCTTCCATGACGGCGTTCAGAACGCTGGATCCGATGTTGTTGACTTCGAGGATGAACTTCTTCATCTCGGAACTCTGGTTCGGGTCGACGAAGGCCTGGACCATGCCGGCCATCTTGGTCATGTAGTCGGAGAGGATCTGGTACTTGGCCACGTTCATCTCTCTCCGGACTTCCATGTTCATCTGCTCGGTCGAAACCTCTAGGTCGAGTTCGATCAGGTCACGGATGTTCCCCATCGGGATGTTGATGGCGAACGCCTTGCCGCTGTTGTCCCGGTACGTGTAGGATGGCTGGTACTGGGCGAACATCTCGAGCAGTTTGTAGCCAATTTCGAGGAGGCCGGCCCGGAACGACTCCGTCCACGCTTTGAACTTCTTGTTCGCCTCCTCGAGGTTTACCATGTCGACCTTGGCAACCGGCCGCTCGGCCGTGCTGTTGCCAAGGACGTTCGGCGTGATGCCGACAGATCTGTCGCCGTACCCGACGAGCCTGTCCTCTTCACGGTCCAGGCTATAGTAGACGTCCGGGAATGTGATGACC